AGTCTTCTTTGTGTATTTTCTATATTAACTTGTTTTATATAATCTAAAACTTTTTTAGTTATTCGTCCCGTTGCCATTGTATTTATACTCCCTATTTGCATCTTTTAGTTTTTCAATATCTGCTAAAACTTTATCCATTTGTTTTCGCAAAAATTCAATATTGACTTTGTTTAGAGCCATGTCTTCTATGTGTTTGTTAATACGATCTGTAGTCTTATAAAGATCCTCCAACATCATGTATTGTTCCGAGTCCGCGGGAAGCGACCCCATTTGGCCCCGAGGCCATTTTATTCTAAACTCTGTATTCTGTTCAACATCCTGTTCCATTATTTTGATCTTGGTGTCTGCAATGTTTAGACGTTCAACCATTTGGAAATATCCCATGGTGCCGAGTGCCACGATAATTATCAGACTGGCAACCGTCTTCATTGGCATCTGGACGGCTGCCGATTCTGATATTGTTAACGGTTTATTTGACATAAATTATCTTGTCCATAACCATTCTACCAGCTTTTTCCAAGGCCAGCAAATGATCTCCCAAATCTTACAACAAATTCTTTTACATTTTTCCATCATTTTTTCTTCTCCTCTATTTCATAGAAGAACTTGTCGGTATCTTCTGTCCGCCATGCTCTACTATCTTCAACATTCCATTCAGATGTTTGCACTTTCCAATCAGGTGTATTATCTTTCACAGTGAAAGAAGGTATATCCCATATACAACGATTGTTTGGTTGTGCTGCAAAATTGCCATCATCTAAAGCAATAATGTGAGCGCACTTATGTTCGTGCGGTATCTCTGAATGATCAGTGTCAAGTATATTAGGTTCTGGGTGAGCAAAGTCAATAGTAAATAAATATTTACCTGGATGCCATTTTTTATCTTTTCCTATGTACTTACCTGCTTGTCCTTCTAGTATGTCGAAAGAATGAACAGAAGGATAGTAACTAAAACAATTCCAGAGCTGAAGTTCATCAAGTCGTCGCTTGGGCACTCGGGATGGCTCAAATCCCTTTTGAATAAACGCGCTAATAGGTAAGCGATAAAATATTGCACCGTTTTCCATAATAGCATGCCATAGTATACTCCTTCCAGTAAGAGCTGATATACCGAAGACAATACAGTCTTCAACTTCTCCATGATGTTTTTGTAAGTCATATAAATATTCTCTTTTTATTTGTGCGTAGATAGGTGGTATGTTTGCATTTAAATAAGCCATAATAAATCCTCATTTTATAGATCCCCAGTTAGGACCCGCCTCATAATCTACCTTATTAGGTATCTTCAAGTCAACTGCGTTTTCCATCACATCTTTTATTTTAGCGGCCTCTAACTCATTAATTACTGATATATCTAATTCATCATGGACCTGTATGTGTGGAGTAATACCCTCTTTGTGTAATTCTAACATAGCTTTTTTTGTCATGTCAGCTGCAGATCCTTGTATTAATTTATTTAATGCTTTGTATGTAAATGCCCTGCGTGTAGGATTATTATGCCAATAATTTTTCTTTGGATTACCATCTTTATCTTTTATTATTTCATCCTCTTCATCTTTTAAATATGGTCCCATCTCTTGTAAATCTTTCATACGCTCTTCATCTTCAGCTGGTATGTATTTACCCCAGTCGGCACCACGTAGTATGGGTTCGTATTTAGGAAATCTACAACGTCTACCTAATAAAGTTTTTATTTGACCTTTTTTAGTTGCTGCTTTCATAACTTCATTCATAAGTTGTTTTACAAATGGAACTCTAGAATGATATTTATCAAATAATTCTTCAGCTTTAAATTTTGATACTCCTAACTCTGCCTGTAGTTTAGCTTTACCCATACCATAAAAAAGACCTAAATTAATTACTTTTGCTTGTGAACGAGGTATTTCTGCCATCTCTGCTACTATCTTGTGAAAATCCGTTGATGGATCATTATCATAAGAATCAGCTATTGTATTTACAGATGGTAGGCCGTAACGCAAAGCATAGTGTGCAACAAGTCTTGGTTCTTGTTGCGAGTAGTCAAAACAACCCCACTGACAGCCTTCTTCAGGTATAAATAAACTTCTTATCATCGGACCTAAAACTTTATCTCTCGCTGGTATTTGTTGTAAGTTTGGATTGTTGTAAGAAAAACGTCCAGTGATTGTACCACCATCATCAGATCTAATTTGATTTATTTCTGCATAAATTCTACCCTTATGTTCATGTTTTAAAATTGTATCTATAAACGTCGTGTTTACTTTATTAATTTTTCTTGCCTCTGCTATCTTTTGTATGATAGGATGTTCATGATTAGAAAGGAAATTTTTTGTAAATGAAGGTTCACCAGATTTCGCAGTCCGTTCGTAAGATAGTTTTAATTTTTGAAAA